GATACTTCGGCCAGCAACTACAGACAAAGACAGAAGCGGGACCGACTATAGTTGAGGTCGCTCCTCCCAAGCCGCAAGACCCGAGGATGCGAATCTTCGGCAATAAGGGACCGTGGAGATTATGAGCGATATCGATCAGCAGATAGCGGGATTAGAAACGGAAAAGGCCAACGAGATCACTACGGAAAATACGTACATCGACTCGCAGACTGGGACCGTTCAGTTTAACGACACTGCTGCGATTAACCTCGTTCTCAGTAACACGGAACTTGCAGACAACTTCATCAACATCAACCAATGGGCGAGCGGTTGGACCATGTCCGACCTGTTGTACCAATCGCCCATCTCGACCAGCAACTACGACACCGGAACCGACGTAGCAAACTCGGCGGTACCGAAGTTCATGGTCTCAAATCACATCAGCTCCATCGTCCCTAAGCTGATGGGCGGAATCTTCTACGAAGACCCGTGCTTCCTCCTTCGAGGAAGTCCAGGCACCACGCCTGAGGTCATCCAAGCTAAGACCGCGATGTTCACGTTCCAACTCAAGGCCATGCGCTTCGAGGAAGAGATCGAACGCGGGCTAGAGCAGATGGCCCTCCTCGGTACGGCTATCTGGAAGTGGGGATACACCGAGTACAATACGAAAGAAAAGAAGTACAAGCGTTACGCACCGAAGGTACCAGCACCGGACGGAATCGAGACGACCCCGATTGACACGCCGGACTCAGACGACTTCGAGATCGAGTTCTACCCCAAGACCGTATCACACCCTTGGATTAAGTTTTGCGATATCCGCACGGTCCTTGTGGACCCAGGCTGTCGCTTCGGAGACATCCGTACAGCGAAGTGGGTTGTCTATCGCGACTACGCGACCTACCAAGATTTGAACCGTCTTCGAGGCATCGAAGGCTACAACATCCCGAGCGAAGAAGTCCTCCGCAGGATGTTCGAGAAGGCAACGTCACCAGGGCCTGACAACATTTCTATGACCATCCCGGAAGGGATGATGGGCTACCTGCAGCACGCGAAGCCCCGTAGCTACAAGACTTCGGCGGACCCGAACAGGGCACCCCTGGAACTCTTGGAGCATTGGGATGACGAGAAGGTTATCGTTGTCCTGATTTACAACGGCCACAACATTCTAATTCGCAACGAAGCCAACCCTTACTCGAAGATTCCTTTCTACTCGGCTAACTGGCGCAATATCCCTGACAGCTTTTACGGACAGGGCCTCGGCATGCTAATCGGCAGCGAGCAAATCGTGGAGCAGGGTGTAACCAACCTCGCGCTAGATTTGCTGGCTTACTGCTTGCAACCAGTGGCACTACGCAAGAAGGGCTTCAACGCGCTCACACAAAATACGCGGTGGGAACAAGGCGGCATCATCGACGTCGAAGAAGACGTTGATAAGGCCTTCAAGTTCCTCCAGATGCCTCCAGTTCCAGCGGAAGCGTTCTCGTTCATCCAGCAGTCACAGTCCGCTGGCGCGGCAACATCAGGCGCTAACGAGCAGGTGGTTCAGGGCGCGGGTCACGCGGGCATCAGCACAACGGGCATGAGATCGGGCACGGGCGCGGCGGCGGTTGTCCAAGCCAACGCGAGCCGTCTCGACGGACCAACCGGAAGATTCGTACGCCAAGTATTCGAACCCTGGATGCACCAGATGGACGAACTCGACAACGATTTGTTGCCGACGTCGGTCATCAAGGAAGTCCTGGGCGAGAAGATCGGCAACGACTTCAAGATGGACCACATCCTTTACCGCAACGCGAAGATGGAGTACGAAGTTCTCGCGGGAGCAAATCTAGGCGCTAAGAAAGAAATGGCCCAGGCCCTCCCAATCATGATTCAACTTTTGAACAACCCCACGTTCGTGGCAAACGCCAACGACGCGGGATATCAGTTCGACGCCGTTGCTATCTTCCAAGCGTTCACCGACGCGGCAGGCTGGAAATTCTCCCAAGCCTTCCTCCGTATTATGACGCCGGAACAGAAACAGAAGCACGACGCGAACAGCCCTGCAGCAATGCAAGCAGCGCAGCAGAAGAACGCGACTGTAATGCAGCAGCAGAAGTTCGAACAAGAACAGACGATGGAAAACCAGAAGCAACTCGGCAAGGCTGGCAATGAGGCCTTCCGTTCGTCCATAGAAAAATCAACATCGCCTGAACTATCAGGCGGGCCCGAACAGACACAAGGTTTCGGAGCCACAACCGCATTATAACAATACGGGGCCGGGGAAACTCGGCCACCGACTAGGATGGCCCAATGTCAGAAGAATCTAGGAAAGTGTTAGGGGAAACCCTGACGTTCGAAGAGCGCTTGTCGCTCGCGCAGCTCGTGAATCAACCCGGATGGAAAATCTTGGTACGTCTGATGGCAGAGTCTTGTCGAAAGGCGACCGAGGAAGTCATCAGGTTGAACCCGAGCGTTGAACGCTACCCGGAACAACTAGCCGGGCTGCAGACAACGGCGCGCGCTATGAACAAGTTCTCCGCAGAGGTGCTTGACTCGGTCAAGCTACACCAGCGCACGGCAGTAGCAGAAGCACAGCAAAGAGAGACGCCGGAACTGTCTATACAGCAGAAGCCGCGATTTCAAATGCCGAAATCTCCCGTAGAGGGAACGAAGTAAAATCAATATAAGGAACTCCCAATGAGTCTTACTAAAGAACAAGTCCTTCTAATGGACTGGAAGTCCGTTCAGGTCGCAGTGAAAGACCCCGCAACCAAAGCAGAGATGCAGCATCTTCTCAGAGATCGTCAGGTAGTATCGTACGTCTCTAAACTGATGTTGGAAGCTCAAGAGCGAGAGGTCGCGGTCGACGCGCAGTTGAGCGTTACCGTTCCTCCATCTACGGAGCAACTCGCAGCAGAAGCTACCGCGATGGCAGCAGAAGTGCCCGTGGTGCCAGACGTGGTTGTGGCCGAAGTTCCTGTCGTAACAGCACCAGTTATCTCCCCCTTCGAAGCAGATGACGCGGCGTGGAAGGCAGCAGGCGTGACAGTTGTTCGCGATGCGAACGGCAAAGCAACACGCTACATCGAAGAGTATCAGGTCAGCAACGAAGACGGAACGACTATCGGTCGCCCGACTCACTTGGAAGCCAGCACGCTACAAGAACTCACCGCCAAGAAGCGGGAAGTTCACACCCAAGCAACCAGAGCATTTCACCGTTTGAAACAGCAGAAGCTGACGTTCAAAAACGAAAGAACAATCTTATCTCCAGAGGCAATCGCGGAAGCCGCGCGCCAGGCCCTGGAGTCTAAGGACTCAGCCAAGATCACGGACGTGATCGAAGAAGTTATCGAGTCCAAGTACCAGAAGCGCGAAAATGATTTGAAGCAGAAGGAAGCCTACGAAGCGGGCCGCTCGATCTCAAATGAGTTCATGCGCCGCCACCTCCACGACTACAACCCGTGCGAGGCCAACCAGAAAGCAATAGGCGAATACTTCTCGCAACACAAACTTGAATTTACCCTGGACAACCTCGAAGTCGCTTTTCAAGACCTCTTGGAACAGGGTGACAAAATTGCCAAGGTAGAAACCTCGGCAACAAGACAAGCCGCTGTAGTCGCTAATCCGACGCCAGAGGCTACTGTGGTAACGCCCGCTCCCCCGGCAATCCCGGTCGCGGAAACGCCAGCCGCAGTAACCGTACCAGTAGCAGTAGCCCAACCCGTGTCTAGTCAGCCCGCGGTTGAAGCAACGGTAACGATGCCTGCCGCCGCACCCAATGTGCAACCAGCGGCCCGTCGTCCGGGAGTGAATGGAGGCTTGCCTCCGGGTTCGTTGAGCGCACAACGTCCTGGAACGCCAGACCCAGCACTCGCGAGGAAGGAATTCCTATTGACTGTGAAGAACATGAAGCCGGAAGTAATGAAGAACAAGTTGAAAACCGACCCTCAGTTCGTTAAGCAGCTTGAGTCTTACGGTATTCGCGTTCGATAACGGTCACCCCGTTTACGGGAGTCCAGACCAGAAGTGATATATGAGTGGACCAAACCCCTCAGCATCAAACGTAGCAAACGTCCTGACGGCACAAGCGATCATTTTCGATAAGGAACTGATTCCTAACCTCAAGGGCAACACCAATGCATTCGTCGGCGCAGCAGAACGGCGCGTGCAGGGTCTTCACATGGGCGTCAACCGTACGTTTTTCCAGTACAACACGCTCAGCGGCGACATCGTCCAAAATTCGGACGGCACCGTTGGAAACCCGGAAGTCATCAGCCAGTTGTCCTCACCCGCACAAATCGGGGAATGGAACAACTACAGCAACTTCTCTTCGTTCGCCATCGCGGCAGCGATTGATGAGTTGGTTGGCAACTCCGCAGTCGAACTCGGCTATCAAGCCGGGCAGTCGATCAGCGAACTGTATTCCGCAGTGGCAGACAGCGCAAACGGCGTTGACTCTAACGTCAACCAGTCGGCGTTGCTTGCTTCGCCCTACACCCTCGACCTCGGCACAATCCGTGAACTGAAACAGCAGCTTGTTTCGAAGAACGTGTTGCCTTGCAAGCGCGGGATGTTCCTCGGCGCAATCAGCCCCAACGTGTTGGGCGACATCTACAACGCA